TATTACAGATTAGTAGATCATAGGAGGACTATGCCGTTTATAGAACAAGAGGCTAAAGAAGAAGTTAAGGTAATAGAGGGTAAAAAAACAAGAGTTATTACTCCTGAAGTAGAGATTACTTTAACTAATATGCAGACAGGACAAGAGTATATGTCAGATGCTGAAGCAGATGCTGATGTAAATGACCCTAATACTGCTACACAAAGAGAGCATATAAGAAGAGATGTGCATGTTAAGGTTGCTCAAATCAATATTGGTGCTCAATCGAAGGAGTTGTAAAACATTAAAAAATAGGATATTTTAGAAGATTATGGCAATTTCAAGAATGCAAGAACCCAGACAATTATACGGATTAGGCAGTTTAGTTAAAAAAATAACTAGACCAATTAAGAAGATAGCTAAAAGTCCTATTGGCAAGGCTGCTATTATGGCAGGTATAGGATTTGGAATACCAGGAACTAGTTTTGGTGGATTATTTGGAAGAGCAAGTTTTGGCGGAGCTGCTAAAGGATTGTTTAGCAAATCAGGTGGATTAGGTGGGTTGATTAAAAGAGGTATGTTT